GATGGGCGGGGTGGACGATGAAGCAGGGGGTACCGGTGGTGTTGGCGATGGCGCGGGCTTGGTCGTAGAGGGTCATGCCGCTGCCCCCGCGAGGCTGAGCAGGCTCTGATCCTCGGGATCCTCCAGATCGCTCGGCTCAGGCACCAGCACCACCTCACCCGTGCGCGGGTTGGTGCCGCTGTTGAAGGCTGCCACGTTGTCCGGGCGTGTGATCCACGTGGGGATTTTCTCCAGCTGCTCCTGAGGCACCTGGCGCAAGGCCTGTGTGGTGCCGCCGCTGAACAGGTGGCAAACGGTGCGGATGCCGAAGGGGGTGAGGTCGCTGCGGGTGATGGCAGCCTCCACGGAGGCGAGCACCTTGTCCGGGTTGGGCGTGCGGGCAGGGGCCGGGGCGGCCTCCCGCTGGTAGGGATCCTCCACGGGATCCTTGGCCCAAAGCTCATAGGCCAGGCCGAACGTGAACGCAGCGGCGGCGCAGAGGGCGCGGCGGTGCGTATCCGTCACGTCGCGGGCAGAGATGCGCTCCAGCGGCATGGCACCGTTCTGGTTGTTCATCACTGCCTGCGGGAACTCGGCGGTTTCGATGCCCTCGGGGCTGGTGAAGTAGCCGACGAGGTAGCCGGTGCCATCCGGGGCGGCCCAGACGTGGTGACCGTCAGGGGTGGAGCGGAGATGGAACTGCCAGCCGGGGGCGTGCTGGTGCAGCAGCTGAGCCGTCTTGGCCCATGCCACGTAGCTGGCGGAGAACTTGCCAGTCCCCTTGGTCTGAACGTCCTGCGGCGTGATGACGCCTGCCAGGTTTGGAAAGCCGATAGCAGGCTCTGTGACGGGCTCAGTCTCTGCAGGAGCCCTGCGCGTGGTGGCCATAGTTCTGCGGTGGTGGTGCGGGTGCCTTGGGGCACTGCTGCATCCTACCTCAACCCCTCCGGTTTGTGATGCAGGGGGACCGTCTCACCGGGCACCGCAAGGGGGCATCGTGCCGTGCTACGCGCATGAGAAAGCCCGCCCCCTCCAGGGCGGGCAACACCCGACAGCCACCAGGCCGGAGAACCTGGCAGCCATGACGGTAGGCCCGCCTTGACTTTGTGACCATGGATGCTTGCCCTTCGATTTCCAAACCCCTATGATGCGATGGCTTCACGCCCACGCAATGCCCGCAACACGCAAGCCCCGCAGCGTCATCACGTTTGACCTGCCCGAGCCCATGATCGACTGGATCAACGCCAAGGCGGCAGAGCTGAACCTCAGCCGTAGCGCCTACCTCCGCATCCTCGTCCATCGGGCTATGACCTCCGCGATCGAGGTCGTCTGATGGACGGCAAACAAGTCTTCATCGACCCCACCATCCTGGAAAAGGTTGAGGCCACACGTCCGGCCACCCTTACCCAAACCGGCTGGGTCAACTACCTCCTGGACCTCGGCATCGCGGCCCTGAACCGACAGGGCAACCAACATGACAAGCCCTGACGCTGAGCGCAGGGCCTACGACCTCCTGCAGTGGGTGCCCTATTCACTCCCCACGGAGTTTGACCCTGATCTGGCCGATCAAGGCCACTACACGGCCCTGCAGCGTGAGCGCAGTGACCGTGCCCTAGATGCCTGGGACAGGGAGCATCCCAGCGATTCCAGCCCTGAGCTGACGGCATTTCACGAACTGGAGCGCCTTGGCGTCTACAGCCAGTCCGATTTCTTCTCACCTAGCAAGGCACGCGATGGGTTCTATACCGCCGAACTCAGACGGCACAGACAGCCAGGCTCAGCTGACACCGGAGTTTCAGCAGAAGGTCCAGCAGCTCAAGGACCGAGCCGCCCAGCTCATCGACGAGGTCGCGGAAAGCGACCGCATGGTTTTTCTGCGTGGACAGCGCAATGACCTCGGCCTCGCAGACGATGTCAGCGACCGTGATCTCGAGACGATGCTGGCCGAGGCTGAGAGCAGCCTTGCCCCTGTCATCTGCTACGAGACGGGCGACCTCCTCACCGCAGAGGATCCCGTCTTTCTGGTGGACGGTCTGATCCGCCTTGGATCGCCCAACATCCTTGTGGGCCAACCCAAGGTCGGGAAGTCTTCCTTCGTCACCGGCCTGATTGCCGCCATTCGTGACCGCAAGGCCACCTTCGTCGGGAACGAGATCAACCACCCGCAGGCACCGATGCCGGTGCTGATCTTTGGCACTGACCAACCGGAAGCCGACTGGCTGTATTTCCTGCGCCGCGAGGGCCTGGTCACCGAGGACAAGCGGATCCAGGATCCTCTCAAGGTCTTCTGCTCCGTGGACGGGCAGCAGCATTTCAACTTCTCTCGAGCCGGCGTCCGCCGCATGAAGGAGAAGGTGGAGCGCCATCAGTGCCCGCTGGTCATCATCGACTCGCTCAGTTCGATGATGGAACCGCTGGGGATGGACGAGAACCTGTCCCAGTTCTGTGGCCCTGTCCGTCATGCCCTCCGCGAGCTGAGCAGCACGGGCGCCACCATCATCGTTCTGCACCACACCACCAAGCGGGTGGTCAGCTGGGACTGGGTGGAGGAGTGCCGTGGCAGCAGCAGCATCTCCTCTGTCTTCAGCTGGGGCGTGCTGGCCCGCTGGCTCACCCTTGAGGACGAGGCGGCCATGCGCACCGACTACCGGGTCGGCATGGTCGGCAAAGGCCGTGGCAAGGGCAACAAGGAAGGCGTGCTGGCCGAGTACACGGATGCCGGATGGGTGGCCCATGGCGGCCTCGAGCGGGCCCAGATGCTCGAGACGCTGCGGCAACGGGAGATGAACCTCACCAATGCCCGAGCTGCGGTCTTTGACTCCGTGGCCAACCACCATGCCATGGGTCGGGACGTGAGCACGACCGAGCTGGCGTCCGAGCTGAACAAGACGGTCAGCAACGTCTCTCGAGAGCTGCGCAACCTCGTCTCCGTGGGACTGGTTCGGCTCTCGCGGGAGGAGGCCACCGGGGCCCGTCCGCGCCGGTTTTATGCCTTGAGTCTTTTGGCTGCCCAGCTCCAGGAGGGCACCGCTCCCCCGGTGCGCAGAATTGATTTTTCTGATTCTTTTGCTTATGAATCAATAGAATCAAGAAATTCAACACTCGGTAGCGAGCCAGCAGCCGAGAAAGAATCAAGCCCCCTCGAGCCGCCCCATACGGCCTCAGGGCCTCCTGGGTCGCCTCCCCCTGAACCAACAGCCGACGACCTCGAGCCACCAGCCCGTGGCACGCCGGTAGAGCGCCTGGTCAACGGCACATGGCAAAACGGCTGGGTCGTTCAGGCAGCCCCCAACCCGCACTGGGTCACCATCACCAAGATCGGCCGCTCGAGCATGGTTCTCGAGAGGCAGCGGTGGATGGTGGACATTCGGCCGTGCTCCAGCCCCTTTTCTTCCGCAGCCTGATGCCCTCCGATTCCCAAACCCCGCAGAGCGCCCTCTGTGCGCCTCAGGAAGCCCTCTCAAGGCCTCCGCCCGCGTAAGTGGCCCTCACGCACCCTTAACGCCCCTTCTAGCCCTGTGTTCACCGCTTCCTGCGTTGCTGCCCTCGCACTCCTCTGCGTCGGCCTCTCGATCCTTCAACTCACAACCAACCATGACGACCCACACGCCTGAGCACTCCGCTCTCCTCCAGCACCTTCACCGCTTCCATACCCCTGCGGTGCCTGCACCCCCGGTGCCCTTCGAACTCCCAGACGGCACCTTCGATGCCGCTGCCTACCTCGCCTGGCTGAACCGCAAATGACCGACACCAAACCCGCCGGCATCGACAAGCTCTGCCCCGACGATTGGGTCACCGAGGCCCGCGTCAAGCTCCCCTCCCTCATCGACCGCGCCGATGACCTCTCCGCACGCTTCGGAGAAGGCATCAGCCGAACCTCCGATCCCACCGCACGCCTCTACCCGGTGGAAATCCCCCTGATCAACGCCCCCACCGTCCGCGCCACCATCCGCGCAACCTCCCCCAAGCAGGCCCGCCTCTTCGCCGCCAACAACCACCCCAACGCCGACGCTGACCGCATCACCGTTGGCAAACCACTCAAAGCACCATCCCTCCGATGACAGAGCCCAAACCCCTGAGCGATGCCGCCGTTGACGTGCTCTGCGCCGCTCAGGATGCAGACGTGGAACCCACCACATCACTGGCCACTATCTCGGCTGCTGCCCTCCGCACTGCGGTGGGTTGGGTACTGCCTGACGCCGAGCCGGCTGGCCTCAGCGCGTCACGTGACGAGTGCCTGGCTGGCGTGATCCGTGCGGAGGTGCGCCGCAAGTTCCTCGCCATTGCCGCCGAGCTGCAGGGGCCACTGTGATGGCTACCTCCGCTCCAGATCGCCGCACCTGGGCTCTCACAGGCACTCACCCCCTCTCAGGCATCCCCATCTGCCTCCCCTGGCCTGAACAGACCACCCTCGGGGAAGCCGCGATCCTGGCCCACGCCATCGCTACCACCTACTCCGTCACCGACCTCGTTCTCCACCCCAGCGACCTCGCCAAGGAAGTCACCGTCCTGGTTCTCTACACCTTCGGCGGCCGCGACCACCTCGCAGAGCTCCCAGCCGACTCCGTTGACGATGCCGTGGTCCGCATGGCATCCCTCGCCAGCAGCGGCACCCTCACAGTTCTGGCCTAGACTCCTTCTGTTCCCAAACCGCACCAACCACCCATGAGCACTCCCGACCTGATCGACGGCGCCCCCGAGTTCCTGCAGGACGCTGCCACTGAACTCGCTGCCAGCCTTTCCATCGTTTCTTCTGCCTTCCGCGAGCTGGGCATCCCACTCACCGCCGAAGACGCCTTTCCCTACGTCGATCTGATCCTCAACCGGGCCGACGCTGACCTCGCCCTGTACGACAGCGAGGAAGACGGGGAAACTGAAGAAGAAGCCTGATAACCACTCGCCCTGTGGGCATGGCAAAAGCCACTGAGCACGAAAAAATCCTTCGTGTCCACGAGGTTTATCAACTCCTGGTCCGCTGTTGGTCAACGGCGGACATCCTGGATTATGCCGAACAAAAGTGGGGGATTGGTAGAACCCAGACCTATAACTACATCACGGAAGCTAGAGAACGCCTCAAGTCCAACTGTGACGTAAAAGAAGCTGACTGGATTGCCCAGAAGCTCACCACCTTGGAGCGAATGACCAAGGATGAGCTAGAGGCCGCCGCCAACGCCGAATCAGGCACCAACAGCCGCCTCGCTGCTCTCCAGATGATCCGCACGCAGGCTCAGTTCATCAGGGTGCTCTGATGGCGATCCTGGATCAGTTCCAGTCGCCAACCGTCATGGCGCGGTTTGAGCCGCCCACGACAGAGCACACCACCGACACTCTGCAACGCATCAGGACTGGCCTCCACCCGGGCCAGCTCTCTTTTGTTGACGACCAGACCACTGAGATCCTTGGCATCACCGCCGGCTATGGGGCAGGCAAGACCCGCAGCCTCTGCGCCAAGGCCGTTGCCCTTGCCATCGCCAACCAAGGTTTCATCGGTGCCGTGATGGAGCCCACCGGCCCACTGATCCGCGACATCTGGCAAAACGACTTTGATGACTTCCTAGAGGCGTACGACATCCCGTACAGCTTCAGGGCCTCGCCGCTCCCCGAGTACGTGCTGCACCTTCCGGGCGGTGACACCAAGATCCTGTGCCGGTCCTTTGAGAACTGGACCCGCGTCATCGGCCTCAACCTTGCCTGGGTGTTGGCTGACGAGGTGGACACCGTGTCCCCTGCCATTGCCAACAAGGCCTTCCCCAAGATCCTTGGCCGTCTCCGCTCAGGCAACGTGCGCCAGTTCGCCGTGGCATCGACGCCTGAGGGGTTCAGGTTTATGTATCAGACCTTCGGCAGCAAGGAAGCACAGGAGCGCCCTGACCGGCGGCTGATCAGAATGCGGACCCAAGACAATCCGTACCTGCCGGCCGACTTCATTGAGCGGTTGCAGGCCAACTATGACCCTTCTCTCCTGAAGGCCTACTTGGCTGGTGAGTTCGTCAATCTCACCACAGGCCAGGTGTATGACCGCTTCAACCGCGCCAAGCATGTGCGGCTGTTGCCCAAGCTGAAAGACCGCTTCGGGCATGAGTACCAAGACCAGACGGAAGGCCGCCCAATGCAGGATGAGACGATCCTGCTAGGCGTGGACTTCAACGTGGGCATGATGCACGGTTGCCTCGCAGTGCGTCGTGGTTCTGACCTCTGGGTGTTTGACGAGGTGGCCGGCGCTCACGACACGGACGATTTGGCCCGCAAGGTGCGCGAAGCTTTCCCTGAGCACCGAATCCTTGTCTACCCAGACGCCAGCGGCGCCAAGCGCACCACAAACGCCAGCCGTAGCGACATTGCCATCCTTGAAGGCTACGGGTTCAGCAACATGGCACCCTCAGCCAACCCGCCTGTGAGGGACCGCGTGGCTGCCGTGCAGGCGCTGCTGGAGAACGGCAAAGGTGAGACGCATCTGTACGTCACCCCCAACTGCACCAAGGCCATCGAGTGCCTGGAGCTGCAGAGCTGGAACGAGAAAGGCGAGCCCGACAAGGAAGGCGGCTACGACCACATGTGCTTCACAGGTGACACGCTTGTAGCCACGCCAAGCGGTCCGGTCCGCATGGATGCGCTGCCGCCTGAGGGCTGGGTGATCGGGCCTTTTGGCGTGCCCATTCGATACCACAGTGCAGGGCTGACTCGCCGCAACGCTCCGACTGTGACCCTTCGCTTTGGGAGGCAGAGTGCTGTAAGATGTACACCAGAGCATCGGTTGCTCACTGAGGCCGGATCATGGAAGCCAGCCCAAGCGGTTACGCCTGGCGAGACATTGGCGTGCCTGAGGTCGTGGGGCCACGGAAGCAGCGATTCCGTGGGGAGAACTACTACCTCTGCGGCAACTACTATCAACGCGCTGGTCTGCGCCTTCACCGCGCTGTCTGGGAATACTTCAACGGTCGGCCGGTTCCTGACGGCCACCATGTACACCATCGGGACGGCAACAAGGCCAACAACCACCCCGACAACCTTGAGCTGCTCACCGCTGCTGAGCACATTTCTCACCACTGCGACCCGGAAGCTGCGTCAGAGCGTTGGCACGCTGGCCATGGTGAGCGGATGCTGGGGCTGGCCGCTGAATGGCACGGCACCGAGGCCGGGAAGGAGTGGCACCGGCAGCACTACCTCAAGATGCGAGACAAGCTGCACGAGAAAAAGTTCACTCATGCCTGCCGCACCTGTGGGGCTGAATTCTGCAGCAACAAGCCCGATGGCATGTACTGCAGCCGAAACTGTCTGGCCACAGGCCGCCGCCGGTCTGGCGTTGACGACGTGGACAGGGAGTGTGCCATCTGCGGAACTGTGTTCCGGGTCAACCGGTACGCCCGAAAGCAAACCTGCGGCAGACAGTGCGGCACCGTGCTCAGTTGGCGCAATCGAAGAGAGCGGGAGGGCGGACGTGTACTGCCTGACGACTGAGCTGGGCTGCTTCGCACTGGCCAATGGGCTGATCGTTAGCAACTGTGACGCCTTGGGCTACATCGTCCACCGCATCAGGGCCGTGGAGAACGCGCAGGCCGGGCGGAAGGTCGGCAGCATCAGGCTCTACTGAACCGGGGCAACCTATCCAAAAGCTGTAGACGATGTCCGCCGGATACCTGCTGCCCTCCAGATACACAGCCTCCGGCGTCATCCAGGCCCCAGGCACCACCGCCGCATCCGTCAACGATTGGCAGGTCTGGCAGCCCTCCGCCGCATGGACACGCCAGGAACCACGCTGGCGGCTGATCGAGGCCCTGCACGGCGGAACCCTCGGGATGCAGGGCGCCGGCACCACCTGGCTGCCGCAGGAGCCCCGCGAGTCTGACGAGAGCTACCAGCGCCGGCTCAAGGACAGCGTGTGCCCGCCGTACCTGGCACGCATGGAATCCATGCTGGCCGGGATGCTCACCCGCGTCCCCTTGAAGCTGGACGGCGTGGTGGATCAGATCCTCGAGCACCTGTACGACGTTGACCAGCAGGGCAACGACCTTCAACGCTTCCTCGGCACCATCGCCCGTAAAGCCCTGCGCTGGGGCCACATGGGCATCTTGGTGGACTACCCCGCCGACATTGACGGCACACCGTCCCCCCGGCCCTACTGGATCGCCTACGAACCCCGGCAGATCATCGGCTGGCGCACCGAGACCGGCGGCAACGGTGGCACCCTGACCCAGCTGCGGCTCTACAACACGTTCACGGCCCCTTTCGGGGCCTTCGGTGAGGAGCAGGTGGAAGAGGTGCGCGTCCTTGAGCCGGGCGCCTATCGCGTTTTCACCCGCCGCGCATCACAGGGCCAGGACTGGGTGGAAACCGCCAACGGCACCACCACGCTCAGCTACATCCCCTTCAGCGTGGCCTATGCCGAGCAAGTCGGCGTGCTGGAATCCCGTCCGCCGCTTGAAGAGGTGGCCTGGCTCAACCTTCAGGCCTACCGGCGCAGCAGCGACATCGCCAACCAGTTGCACCTGGCCGCCGTGCCCCGCCTGATGATCTTCGGTGCCAGCGCCGAGATTGAGGAGACCGAGGCCGGCCCTGAGACTGCCACCACATGGCCCGTGGATGCCCGCGCTGAGTTCATCGAGCCGGCCGGCACGTCCTACCAGTACCAGTTCCAGCACCTGGAGCTGATCCAGCAGCAGATTGCACAGCTGGGCCTGGCGACGGTGATGCCGCAGAAGCTCGCCGCGGAGACGGCCACCAGCAAAGCGATTGACCGCAGCCAAGGTGACGCAGCGCTGCAGGTTTTCGCCCTGCAGCTTCAGGACTGCATCGACAACTGCCT